CCGATGGAGGCCGCCTGGGGCCCGGCCGCGCAGAACTACCTGGCCGAGCGTTACCGGAACTCGGTCCTGCGGAACGGGGGCGAGCCGGGCGGCATCGTGATGATCGGCGAGATCCTCGATCCGGACGACCGCGACCGGCTCAAGGACGAGATCGCTGAGGAGTTCGACGACCTGGAGAACTCCGGCGGCACCCGCCTGCTCGAGGGCGGCGCGACCTACGAGGCTCGCGCGTTCAACCCGAAGGAGATGGCCTACGTCGAGAGCCTGTCGGCCAACCAGGACCGGGTCTCGGCGGTCTTCCGCGTGTCCAAGGAGCTGCTCGGCCAGGGCGACTCCAACTTCGCCGCGCGCCTCCGCGAGGAGCTGGCCGCGTTGTACAAGCTGCGCGTGATCCCGTGGGCGCGGCTGATCGAGAACGAGTTCAATGCGCACCTGTTCCCCAAGCTGGCGGATCGCCGAGCGCAGGGCTACCGGGTCAGGTTCGACTTCTCCAAGGTCGAGGCGCTCCAGGGCGACCTCTCGTCGAAGGCCGAGCTGGGGCTGAAGCTCCAGCGGTCGGGCATCCCGCTCAACCTGGCGATGAAGATCGCCGGCGTGCGCCTAGACGAGCCGATCCCGGGCGGCGACGTGCCGCTGCTGGTCGGATCCTGGCGGCCGCTGGAGGAGGTCGCGGCGCCCTCGGGTCTCGAGGGCCAAGCGCCGGAGCCCGAGGCGCCTGCCAATGGCGAGGCACCGCAACCGGCCTCGCCCGGCCCCGAGGCTCCGGCGAGCTCCAACGTAGCAGACAGCGAGGCGGCGGCGGACCCGCGGCAGACCCTCAACGGCGGCCAGGTCTCGGGTCTGGTCGATATCGTCGAGCGCGTCCTGACCGGCGAGCTGCCCAAGGCGACGGCCGTCGAGGTCATCGTCGCGGGCTTCCCGTTCGACCGAGCGCGTGCGGAGCAGATCCTGGCCCAGGTCAAGGAGGGCGAGAACCCGCCGCCGGTCCCGCCCGCCGAGCCGCCGAGCGACTCCGACGACGAGCCCGCCGAGGAGCGCGCGATCCGCGCCCTGGAGCGCGCAGGCGTCGCCCTAGGGGCATCCTCGCGCGACCTTGAGGACGACATCGAAGACGTCTATCCGCGCTGGAAGCGCCTGGCGAACATGACGGCGACCCAGCTCAAGGCCTGGGATCGCAACCCGTGCAGCCGGAAGGCGTCGGTGGACGCGGCGGCCGTCATCAAGCGCAACCTCGACCTGCTCGAGACCCCCAAGGGCTCCTGGCAGCGCAAGCAGGTCACGAACGCGAAGCGGGCGATCTCTTTCATCGAGCGAATGCGGGCCAACCCGGCGGGCGAGCCTGCCGCCGAGGGATGCCCGTCGAAGCGCACGATCTCGCTGAAGAACTGGGCCCACGACCCGGGCGGCAAGAAGGAGGCCGAGCCCGAGCCGCAGCCCGAGCAGACCGCCCTGGAGCGCGCCGCAGCGCGAGACCCGCTCGCAGACGCGACGGCTCGCCGCGAGTTCACGAAGGCCCAGGAGCGCCGCCGGCGGCCGCAAGAGGCGACCCTGCGCGCGAAGTTCCGGCGGGTCTTCGACGCGATGCGCCGCGCCCAGCTCCGGGCGCTCGACGAGTTCATCGACACGGGCCAGATCCCCGAGCCGCTGCCGCGGATCGACAACTGGACGCTGGACCCGCCGCGCCGCTCGCATCCGGCGCAGGGCCGGGCGATCCTCCAGCGGGCCGAGCGCGACGGCGCGGAGCTCAAGGGCGCCGACGACTGGCTCGACGGCCCCGAGGTCGCGAGCTTCGCCGCTCGTCGCGATTGGAGCCCCGAGGACGTCGAGCGGCACCTGGACGCTGAGCTGGTCCGCAAGGCCGAGTTCCCCGACGCGGAAATCGAGCTGCTGGTGCTCGCCGCCGAGAAACGCTGGGCCGACGAGCTGGCCCGCCTGGTTGAGCCCGTGCTGGGGGAGATCCTGGACGCTGAGCTGGAGGTCGTTGCCGGAGACCTCGGGATCACGCAGCTCGCGGCGACCGACCCGGCCGTGGTGCGGTTCCTCGCCACGAAGCCGATCGAGGTCGCCGAGGGCGTCAACTCGACGATCGCCCGGCAGGTCCGCCGCCGTCTCCTGCGCGCCGTTGACGGCGCCCCCAACGTGACGACGCTCCAGCAGGCGCTGCTCGAGATCCGCGGCCTGATCACCGACGACGTCCGCACGGTCTACTCGCACGCCCGCCAGCGCGCTCTCGCCATCGCGAGGACCGAGGCCGGGATCGCCGCAGCTCACGCCCGAGCCGCCCAGATCCAGGCCGGCGTCGATGAGGGCGTCGTGATCGGCAAGCGTTGGATCACCGGCGGCGGGGCTCCCGAGCGATTCGGCGGCGCCCGCCGCGACACTCACTGGGACCTCGACGGGACGGTCGTCGGCCCGAATGAGGACTTCCAGGTCGGCGCCGAGCGCGCCCCGCATCCCCGGCACCAATCGCTGAGCGCCGGGAACGTCGTCAACTGCGGCTGCGACTTCGCCGCCATCGTCGATGACGTCCCCGAGGTCGTCCTGCCCGGCGACTCCGAACTCGATCCCCCGGACGCCGTCGGCGCCCCCGGGGCCGTTCCTCCGACTTCCTGACCCCCGGACCGATGGTCTCCAAATCCCAGAAGCTCGACGACCTCCGGCTCAAGTACGCCGGGGGCATTCTCACGCCCGAAGACGTCCGAGGGCTCGAGGCCGACGAGGTGCTCGACCTCAAGGCGTCCGCCCGTTACCGCTCCACGATCGCCTCGATCGACAAGGCCGCCTCGACCGCCGACACCGTCGTCTTCGACGGCTCGACCGAGCACCGGGACCGCATGGGCGACGTCGTCCGCGTCCACGGCCGCAAGGGCGGCAAGGGCTGGCAGACCAAGAACTACGAGCGCGCGGGCTCGCCGTTCTTGTGGGCTCACGACTCCAGCGCGCCGCCGGTCGGTCGCGCGGTCAAGATCTGGCGGGGCAAGTCCTCGCTGGACCCGGCGGTGCCGGCGCTCAAGTTCCAGATCGAGTTCCACGAAGACCGGGACTTCCCGTTCGCCAACTTGGTCGCGCGCCTGTTCAAGTCCCGCAAGATGACCGGCAGCTCGGTCGGCTTCGTCATCGCGAAGTCCGAACGCTACGGCTCGGCGACCGAGCGCGAGGCGGCCGGGCTCGGCCCGATGGGCATCGAGATCACCGAGGCGGACCTGCTGGAGCTCTCAGGCACCCCGACGCCCGCCAACCCCTTCGCCCTGGCGACCGATGGCAAGTCGGCCAAGGGCGGCCTGGAGCGCGTGATCGACGAGGCGCTGAAAGACCTGGCGGCCGAGGGCGGGTTCTCCGAGACCCAGATCCGCGAGTTCCGCTCGACGTACCCCCTGGGCCCGGACGACGCCGCCAGCCGCCTGCGCTCGCGCGTGCGGGGCTTCGTGGACTTCGGAGGCCTGGCGCTCCCCGAGGGCGAGAGCGTCGCCGAGATCGCCGCTAAGGCCGCCGAGGCGATCGAGAAGGGCTCGGGCCCCAAGCCCCCGAAGCCCGACGACGAGCCCGAGCAGAAGCCGCCGGGCGTCGGCTACGACGACGACGAGGACGACGACGAGGACAAGGGCAAGCCGAAGCGCCCCCGCAAGTCCGCCGACGGCGACCTGATCGTTCCCAAGGCGATGGCCCAGCGGTTCGCCGACGGGCTCGCCGCGCTCCAGGCTCTCGCCGCCGACGCCGACGACCTGCTCGACCTGCTCGAGGGCCGGGCGATCGAGGCCGCGCCCGAGTCCGCCGACGAGGAAAAGGACGCGGGCGAAGCCCAGCCGAGCGAGCCCAAGCCGGAAACCCGGGCGGCAGGCTCGACCGAGACGCTGGCGGAATCCATCCTGGCGCTCGTTGACGAGCTTCGCGCCGAGCGCGACGCTCGCGACAACGCCAACGGCGGCGCGGTCGCGTCCGAGAAGGACGCCGAAGGACCGACGCCCGAGCTGGACGGCGAGGCGCATAAGGCGGCCACGGAGCCCGAGGGACTGGCCCTCAGCGACGACGCGGTCGAATCCTGTCTTCTAAGCGTCCGCGAAGCTCGGACGTCTACCCCATCCAAGAAATGACCGAAACCAAGAACCCGGTCTCGACCAAGGGCGAGCAGCTGGCCGTCGGCGTCGAGATCAAGAACCTGGGCGACAAGCTCGCCGCCGAGATCCAGAAGGGCCAAGAGGCTTCCGAGGCAACCCTGGACGCGCTGAACAAGCGCCTCGAGGAAGCCGAAGAGAAGCTCAAGGGCCTGGCGGGCGGCGGTCGTTCCGCGGGCGTCGGCATCGGCGCCCACCCCGAGGACGTCAAGAAGGCGTCCCTGCTGAAGATGATCGCCGGGCACAAGTTCGGCTGGAATGAGGTCGCCGACTCCAAGCTGGAGCGCGACATGGTCGAGGCGACGATGCAGAAGGCCCAGGAGTCCGGAGTGGACACCGAGGGCGGCTTCCTCGTCCCCGGCGAGTTCATGCAGGACATGCTGATCCCGCTGCTGGAGCCGCAAGCGATCGCGATCCAGCTCGGCGCCAACGTGCTCGACGGTCTGGTCGGCTCGCCGGTCGAGATCCCCGCGATTCGCGGCGACGCGACCGCCTACTGGGTCGGCGAAGACGAGGAGATCACCGCCTCGCAGCTCACCATCGGGCAGCTCAAGATGGAGCCGCGCGGCCTGGCGACCCTGATCCCGATCACGAACCGCCTGCTGCGTCAGACCTCCGGCGGCGCCGAGCGCGTCGTTCGCGCCCAGGTCGCCCGCACCATGGGCAAGGCGATGGACCTCGCGTTCTTCCTGGGCACCGGCGGCAAGCAGCCGACCGGCATCCTGAACCGCTCGGGCATCGGCTCGGTGGACTGGTCCGGCGTCACCTTCGACGCTTCGACCTCGACCGCTGCCAACGCCAAGCAGGCGGCCTTCCGTCTCATGGAGATGGTCGGCGACCTCGAGGAAGCCGACGCCCTGGGCGGACGCCCGGCGTTCTTCATGCACCCGAAGGTCAAGCGCGGCCTTATGACCGTGACCGACGTGGACGGCCGCCCGGTCTTCCTGTCGCACTCCGGCGGCCTGACCGGCCAACTGCCCGACCGCCTCTACGGCTACCCCTTCGCTACCTCGACGCAGCTCGCGGCCGGCGCCGACGCCGACCTGGGCTTCGCCAACTTCGAGGACTGCTACGTGGGCACCTGGGGCACCATGGAAATCGCCATGAGCGACGTCGCCAAGGACGGCTTCGAGAAGCAGAAGACCTACCTGCGCGCCTCCATGGAAGTCGACATGAACCTCGGCAACGCCGAGAGCGTGTCTGCCTCCACTGGCCTTGACGTCTCCTCGATCTGATCCGAGCCGCACGGCTCCACCTTCAAAACCTCAACCCGGAACCATCCAATGCGATTCGGATCTGACTGCATCCTTTACTCCTCGTTCCCTGCGGACTCGCAGGCTGCGGGGTCCCCGACCGTCCTCTGGATCCCCGTCAAGGGATTCAAGCGCGCCGCGGTCTTCGTGTCCGTCGGCGACATGGTCACCAACTCGACGATCGACGTCAAAGTGCAGAGCGCGACCGACGCCTCCGGCACCTCGGCGGCCGATATCACCGGCGCGGCTTTGACGCAGATCACCCAAGCGGGAACCGATCAAAGCAACACCGACGCGATGATCGACGTTGACCTGGAGCACGTTAGCGACCAGGCCGACACCCACATCGGCGTCGTCATCACCGTCGGAACGGCGGCCAGCGAGCTCTCGGTGCTCACCGCTCTCTACGGCGCCGAGAACTCCGAGGACGCGACCGGCGGCGACGAGACCGTCATCGTCTGACCGTCGGCCAACTAGCAGCCTGACGCGGGCCGGGAGCCTCGACCGGCTTCCGGCCCGTTTCCTTTCCCTTCCACCGCCGCCGACCAATGCAAGCGAGCCGCGAACTCCGGACCCTGTTCCTCGTCCAGCCTTCGACGTACACCATCGACACCGTTTCAAGCGCGATCGACCTTGCCAACTGGGAAGGCGTCAAGATCACCTGCATTTTCGGAATCAACGTTTCCATCGGCGCCTCGACCGTGAAGCTCCAGAAGTCCGACGACGGGACGACCTGGACCGACGTCGCCGACTCCGAGAAGCAGATCACGAACACGGCGGCCTTCCCCTACGTTGTCCGGCAGACCGAGCTGGGCGCGCGTTACGTTCGGACCTACTTCGACCGAGCAAGCGGCGCGACGATTGTCGGCGGCGTTCTGGGCGAGCTTTACGCCCCGAGCAACACCCAACCGGCTGAGTCTGGAGTCGAGACGGCTCCGGTCTTCACCCTCGAGTAACCCTTTCAAGCTATGGCGCGCACGAAAAGCAAAACTCTGACGATCACCCCCGAGACCTTCGACGCGGTCATCGGCGAGATCTTTGGCACCGAGCGGGTGCAGGTCCGCCAGGGCCGCGTGGTTCACTGGCCCGAGTCCTCCGAGATCCGGGCCCGGGCTGGCGAGATCCTCTACCGGAACGACCCCTGGCTCGACGGGCAAGGGCACAAGGTCCTGCCCTACGACGGCGACGAGATGCCCGAGACCTCCAAGGCCGTGCTGACCCGCCAGCGCATGAAGTCGCTGGAGGCCAAGCTCGCGGAGCACGTCGAGGTAAAGCCCGAGGTCAATACCGAGCGCGCGGGCACCCGCCGCAAGGCCGCCTCGAGCGCCAAGAAGGCCGCAGGCCGTAAGGCCCTCGAGGACGCAACCGACGGCGACGACCCGCTCGTCGGCCTCGACAACGCCTAACCCGACCCGATGGCGCTCGACCTCACCGACCTCACGACCGTCAAGGCGTTTCTAAACATCGGGGGCTCCTCGGCGGACACGGCGCTGGGCTACCTGATTCCGTACGTCTCGCGGCGGATCGAGCGCCATTGCCGGCGGCCCGACGGCTTCGAGCTGAAGTCGCGGGTCGAGGTCGTCTCGCGTGTCCCCGAGATCCCCGCCGGCAAGGCCTGGGGCTACTCGCTGAAGGTCGCCCCGGTCACGTCGATCGCGTCGATCATCGTTGACGAGGACCACGCCTTCACGGGCACGGGCGCGACGACGCTCACCGACGGCGACGACTTCACCTGGAGCCCCGAGCAGGGCCGCGTGATCTTCGACGGCTACCGCCCGCCCGAGGGGCACCGCACAGTTCAGATCACCTACACCGGCGGGATCGCGGCGAACACCGCGGCGCTGATCGCGAACGCGGACCATCAGGACCTCGTCCTCGCGGCCTCGCTCCAGGTGCAGTACGTCTATGAGCGCCGGAACTCGCTGGGCGCGACGTCGAAGACCGTCAACGACTCCAAGACGACGACGCAGCCCGAGCTCGCGCTGCTGAAGGAGGTCCGCGAGCTGCTCGCGCCCTGGGTCCGGAGGCGCTTCCAATGAGCCTGAGGATCAACGCCGACGACCTGCGAGCGGCCCTGAATCGCCGGGGCCAGGTCTTCGTGGACGAGGTAGACAAGGCCTTCAAGGCGGGCGGCATTCACGCCGTCAACGTCGCGAAGCAGCAGGCCAAGGGCCGCGGCGTGCAGGACCGGACTAACCGGCTGGCGGACTCCTTCGGGCAGCGCATCATCAAGACCGGATCGAGCGCGCAGCGCGTCCGACGCCGCCTCGAGGTCTTCTCGGCGGGCGTGCCTTATGCTCGCATTCAGGAGAAGGGCGGAACCATTCGCCCCGTCCGGGCTAAATGGCTCACGATCCCGCTGCCCCCCGCGAAGACCGCCAAGGGCGTGCAGCGCGGCCCCGCGCGATCCTTCGACGACCTGTTCTTCTACAAGTCCCGCAAGGGCAACGCGCTCCTCGGCCGCCGCCTGACGTCCGGCCAGATCGAGAACTTCTTCCTGCTCAAGAAGCGCGTGAAGCTCAAGGCCCGCCTGGGCTTCGCGGAGACCTGGGAAAGAGACTCGATCCCGTTCCTTACCAAGCGCCTGCGCTACGCCGTTCACCAGGCCCTCAGCTAACCCATGGCCGACAACACTCAACTCGACGCGGGCTCTGGCGGCGACGTCATCGCGACCGACGACATCTCTGGCGTCAAGCACCAGCGCGTCAAGCTAGAGTTCGGCGGCGACGGCGTCGCGACCGAGATCGACCACCGCGACGCGCTGCCGACGATCGACCTGGCGACGGGCGCGGCGTTCGGTCTCGACTCGGACCTGCTGACCTGGAACGCGAACGGCTACTCGGACGACATCAACGGGACGGCTGAGACGTTCTGGAGCGCCGGCGCCGGAAGCTGGCAGGACTCTCCAAACACCACGGCCGAGACGATCAACGTCGCCTCGACTGACGCGAATGATACGGCCGCCGGCACGGGCGCGCGGACAGTCCGCATTTACGGGCTGAACTCCTCCGGAGCCTACGCGACCGACGATATCTCGATGAACGGGACGACCTCGGTCGGCTCGTCGATCACGTTCCTGGTCGTCTTTCGCATGGAGGTTCTGACGGTTGGATCGGGAGCGACCAACGCTGGAGCTCTCACCGCCACCGGGAACACCTCGAGCGCGACCTACGCCTACGCCCTGGCGGGCATCGGGACATCCGAGCAGGCCACGTTCGCGATCCCCTCGGGCACGACCGGGATCATTCGACACTGGCGGACGGGCGTCGTTGAGACGGCTACCAGCGGCGGCGTCGAGTCCCGCCTTCAGATCTGGATACCGACGACGCAGCCGACCTGGCGCGTCGTGGCGCGCTCGCGAGCCGAGGATGGCTCGCCGTCCGAGATGGTCTTCGACCCGCCGATCGTCGTTCCGGCGACCGCCCGCATTCGCGTTCAGGGCATCGGTCAGCACTCCAATATGAGCTGCACCAGCGGCTTCGACGTCCTCTGTCGCGCCTAACCCCGTGTCCCTCGCGCTCCTCTTTCCGATGGGGCTCGCCATGACGAGCCCGCCAGTCGCCGCCTCGGCGACCCTGCTCTCCTATGGCGCTTGGACGCTTCGCCCGCGGTTCCCAATCGACACGCGCTATAAGGCGCCGTCCGTGCAGACGAGCCTGAGCGATCCGCAGATCGCGCACTACGCCGAGGCCCGCGACCCGCAGCGCCGCCGGCCTCGCGTGTTCACACTTCGCCACGAAGAGGACCGCACGGGCTGGCTTGAGGCGCTCTCGCTCTGGGAGGTCTCCGGCTACGGCACGCGGCCGATCGACTTCACCGTTCCGGACTCCAGCCCGACCGAGACCGTGCAGGTGCTCCTCAACGAGCGGCCCGAGTTCAGCTCGGTCCAATCGTCGAGCGAGGTCTACGCCTTCACCGTCGAGCTGGAGGAGATCGTCCACCCGATCCCGTCTTAGGCCATGCCGAACTCGCGCGAATACCAGGCGCTCGACGCCATGAAGACCCGCCTGGAAGGGATCACGACGGCCAACGGCTACGAGACCGACGTGCAGCTCGTCCAGATCTTCGACGAGTTCCCCGATCAGGTCCGCGAGTTCCCCGCGATCCTGTTCAAGCCGCTGCGAACCGAGCGCCCGGATAACGAGCGCCTCCAGCGGATCGACGCCCGGATCGACGTCCCGCTGATCCTCCTGCTCGAGACCTACGAAGAGGGGACGCGCAAGCTCTCCAACTTCGTCGCCGACGTCGAGAAGCGCCTGACCAGCGACCCCTCGACCGGCGCCCTCGACACGACGCTGGGCGGGGCGACCAAAGACCTTCACGTTCGCAGCGACGAACGGTTCCAGTTCGAGGACGACGCTGGCGATAGGCGCGCGGCAGCTCTCCTCGAGGTCCAACTCGTCGTTCGCTACGCCTTCGGCGATCCATTCACAACCGCCTAACCGCCGTCTCCACCAATGACCCTCTATCAACGCCGCGCCATCGCGTTCTCTAAGGAAACCGCCGAGGGCACCGCGATCTCGCTCGGATCTTTGACGGCCTACGAGGTCGCCTTCGAGCCGACGATCAACCTGAACACGCCCAAGAAGCGACGCCGCCAGGCCCAGGGCAAGCTCTCCGAGAAGCAGCCGATCCGCGGCATGAACTCGGCCGAGATGACCTTCGCCGTCGAGTTCGCCGGGCATAACACCGCGACCACCGCGCCGATCTGGGACGACCTGCTGGAGGCCTGCGGGATGCGCTTGGCCGAGGGCACGGTCTACGTCATCCCGGTCAACGGCTCGGGCATCACGGGCACCGTCACCGACGGGCTGGAGCTGACCTACGACACCAGCCAGACCGCGGACGCCTTCGGCGCCTACCTCGATGGCGCGACCTACGTCGTCGTCGAGAACGCGACGGCGGCCCCGACCTCGGGCGCGACCTTCTCTAACGGCGGCGTTTCGTTCACCGCCTCGGGCGCCTCGATCCGCAGCTATTTCGCCGCCAAGCCGACCTCCGAGCGGGTCTATCAGATCCCGTTCTCCAGCGGCACCGGCACCTGGGCCGTGGACGACGTCATCACCGGGGGCACCTCGGGCGCTCGAGGGCTGCTCTACGAAGCCGCCTCGGGCTCGACCGGAACGCTGAAATTCGTTCCGATCGACGGCACGGGCGCCTTCCAGTCCGGCGAGACGATCACCTCGGACGGCGCGGGCTCTGGCTCGGGCACCGCGTCCTCGGGCCAGTCGAATCTCTACATCCCGAGCCTGAGCATGTGCCTCTGGGACAACCGCCGGGCCAAGCTAATGAAGGGCGCCCGGGGCACCTTCTCGCTCGTCATCCCGACCGGCGAGGACGCCCGCTTCAACTTCACGTTCACCGGCTGCCGCGAGTCCGTTTCGGACGAGCTGCTCCCGAGCGTGACGAAGCAGGTCACCGCCGTTCCGCCGGTCTTCGTCGGCGGCACGACCTACCTGGGCGACCTCCAGAACCCGGGAATGCGCGAGATCTCGGTGGACCTGGGGGCGGCGGTTGCGCTGCGCCCGAGCCCGAGCGAGTCGAGCGGCTACATTTCGAGCCGCATCGGCGCGCGAGGCGTCGGCGTGACCTTCAACCCGGAGGCGGCGGCCGAGGCCGAGTTCGACGTCTACGAAAAGGCTCGCGACGCCGAGAGCTTCCAAGCGGGCGCCTCCTGGGGCACCGCGACGGGCAACCGCTGCCTGGTTCACTTCCCCCGCCTGTCGGTCGATCAGGCGAACGAGGAGGACCAGGACGGCTTCACGCACGACGCGATCTCAACGATCGCCTTCTCTTTTTCTTCCGACGAGGCCGAGCATGAAGTGGTGCTCGCTCTCTTCTGATCTGGCCCCTAGACCAAGGCGCTACCAATGGTCTCAGCTATCACCCCGCAGCGGCGGATCGCCTACGTCATCGAGTCCGAACGCCCCCGCGAGGGGCAGGTGGACCCGCCGACCCCGACGACCTTCTACCTGCGCGACCTCACGCCCTCGGAGGACGCCGAGGTTTCCGACTCCGGCGGGATCATGCGGGACGGCGTGTTCGTCCCGCAGACCTCGACCCAGCAGCTCCGCGCGCTCCGCAAGGGCCTGGTGGGCTGGGATCACCTCCTGGGCGAGGACGGCAACCCGATCCCCTGGCAGCCGGACCTCCAGGGCGAGGCGCTCGACGCGCAGCTTGGGCTGCTTCCTCGGGCGGTTCGCCGCGAGCTCGGCCGCGAGATCCTGCGGGGCCTTTCGGCGGCAACGGCGGAAAAGTCCTAGCGGCGGTCCATGACGCTCTCCGCCAAGACGGGACCGGCCCGAGCTGCCTGGTCTGCCGGAGACCGGAGGCCGCCGCTAAGCGCAAGGCCTGGGGCTGCGATGAGCCCTCGCCTCTCGCTACCTATTCCGTCTCTTGCGTTCTTTGCGGCGGGACGGCGAGCGATTGCCCCCGCTGCGAAGGGCGCGGCGTTGTGGACCTCTACCGCTGCGCGTCGCACCTCCGATCGACCGACCCGCTGGTGGACGAGTTCATGGCGGCATACGGCCCCTGGCGCCAGCACGGGATCATGCCGGCGCCGGGCGGCTCGTTCGACCAGTCGCGCGCCTGGGTCCGTCTGCAAGGCCTGGCCGACGCCGAGATCTCCAAGCTGAAGGAAGCGGAAGCGCGCACCCCGCGCGAAGCCGCCGCCGCCAAGTCCCGCCGCAGTCGGCTAGTCCCCGGCTCCTCCTAACATCTCCTCGACCTCCACGCCATGGCAACCGAGCACCTGAAAGCGATCGCCGAACTCGAGGGCGATATGCGCGAGCAGATCGAGGAGATCGGCGACGAGGCGAGCCGGACTGGAAAGAAGGCCAAGAAGGCCTTCGACCAGATAGACAAGGAGGCCCGCGAGGCTTCCAAGAGCATCGGGGCAAGCGTGAAGGAGATCGGGGCCGTTTCGGCCAAGGTCTTCGCCGCGGTCGGCGCCGCGACAACCGTCGCCGGCGTCGCGATGAGCAAGGCGGCGGCGGACGCCGAGGAGCTGGAGTCTAAATTCAACGCGCTGTTTGATGACTCCGCGGATCGCGCTCGGGCCTGGGGCGAGACCTTCCGGGCGGCAGTCGGTCGCGGCGCGATCGAGACCCGGCAAGCCCTGGCGGACATGCGCGGCTTCACCGAGGGCCTCAAGCTGTCGGGGGACGAGGCGGACGAGCTGAGCTTCAAGCTGACCCAGATGGCCGTGGACCTGTCCTCGTTCTACAACGTGGAGCAGGAGGATGCAGCGCAGCGCTTGCGCTCGGGACTGATCGGCAACGCCGAAGCCCTCGACGCCTTCGCGGCCCGGATCTCCGAGGCGCAGCTGAAGGAGTTCGCCGAGGAGACCGGCGTGCTCTACAACGAGCTGACCGACACCGAGAAGGTTCTGCTGCGGCTGGAGCTGCTCCAGAACAAGGTCAACAAGGCGATGGGCGACGCCGAGCGCACCTCGGGATCGTTCACTAACCAGATGCGGGCGCTCAAGGGCGGGCTTGAGGACGCGACGGCCGAGTTCGGCGTCCTGGTCAACGAAGGGATCTCGCAGGCTATCACCGAGCTGGGCGGACCCGACAAGCTGATCGAGCTGTTCAGGGTAGGCGCCGCGACGGCCGCCGAGATGAGCGTTGCCCTGGTCGAGCTGGCGCAAGGCGGACTTCAGAACGCGATCGGCGCGATCAACGAACTCGGCGGAAGCGAGGCGGCGATCCTTAGGCTTCAGATTAGGTTCCTCGAGCTGAAGACCGCCGTTGGCGACATACTGGCGCCCTTGAATGACCTGGGAAAGACTCTCGTCCAGAATCACCGCGATTTCGAGCAAAGCATGGATGAGCTCGACGCCTACATGGCCGAGCAAGAAAGGGAGCTACTCGAAAAGTACCGGCCCGATAAGCTCGACCTGTTCGACAAGATGCGGGGCCAGCAAGAACTCTTGTCGCAGTCGACGGACAAGCTGATCGCGAAGCGCGAGGCGCTCCTCGCGACCCTCGAGAAAGAGGAGCGCGCCCTCGCAGCGACGATCGACTTCAACAAGGCCAACTTCGAGAGCCTTGGAGACCTCTCCGACGAGCAGATCGCCTCCTGGCAAGGCCAGAACGAGGCTGTCCGGTTGGCGCGGCAGGCGCTCGCGGACTACGACGCGCAGGTCGACCCGGCGATCGTGAAGCTCTCGAGGCTCCGTCAGGAGCTGGAAGCCCTGGAAAGCAAAGGCGGCGAAACCCCGAACCCCTTCGCCGACCTTGATCAGCCGGCCGAGCCTTTTTCAGTTTCCGCTGACGTGGTCCCGGGGAAGGTCGGCCCCATCGACTCGGTCGAGGCAACGGACGCCATCGCCTCGGGGCTAACGACCCTGAAGGCCAACGCCGAAGCGGCGCTCGGCGCCCTGGCCGACGTTCGCGACCAGATCTTCGGCGGAGGCGCCGGCGGAGATGGTGAAGATATCGCCGACGGCAGCGGCGAGTTCCTGGCCGGATTCAACGATGCGGTCGCGAGCTCCGAGATGTTCTTTACTCGATTCTCGCAGGCCGTCGCCGATGGCTCGATGAGCGCCGGCGAGGCGTTCGAGAATTTCGGCAAGATGTTCCTGAAGCAAGCCGCGGCGATGATCATCAAGGCCCAGATCCTGAGGGCGCTGGGGATCTCGTTCGAGGGCGGCCAAATGGCCTCGACTGGCACCGGGCTCTCGGGCGCGCTTGGCTTCGGCGCCAAGCAGGCTAACGGCGGCATTCTCCAGGGCGCGGCGATGGCGAACGGCGGCGTGCTGCCCTTCAACGCCTACGCCTCGGGCGGCATCGCGACTGGGCCCCAGCTCGCGCTCATGGGCGAGAATCCGTTCTATTCGGGCGAGGCCTTCGTGCCTTTGCCGGACGGTAAGCGCATCCCGGTCGAGGGCGGCGGCATGGGCGGCGGCGTCACGTTCCAGGTGCAGGCCGTTGACTCCGCGAGCTTCCGCGACCGGGTCATCCAGGACAAGGAGCTCTATATCGGCCTGATTCGCGAGGCGATGATTCGAGACCGTTCCTTCCGCGAG